AGCTCGTTATACATTTGTAGCCCTTCTATGCTCACGCTTTGTGGCATAGCAGTAGTGTGCCATCTGTGTACGACTTTGTGGATTATTTAGTGGGTTTTTTGTATAACGATTAGATAACGTTATCCGTAGTACTTGCCAAGTGCTGTAAATGAGCCATCCTTATTCACTGGCACTAACGTTGGTGTTAGTGTCTTGCCTACGGCTTCAAGTATAGCAAACCCCATCTGCCAATTCGCGGCAGAATAGCGCAAATAAGAGGCTTTCTTGCGATCCATTAGATTACCTACCTCAACCCCATATAAAGGCCTGTAATGGCTTCCTAAGGCCTCTGTATAGGCACTCATACCTAGTCTATGGCTGTGGCCAGCGATGACCGATTTACCCCATTTTTTAGCTAAATTAAGAGCTGTGATTCCAGCGTGCTGGCTCATATTGCCTTCATCACCGTGGGCTAATACCCAGCCAGGATGAAACTCATAGGCCGTCTTGTGGTACTCCATACCCATCTCGGCAAATCCCATAAACTTTGGATACTGCAACTCTGGCAATGAAATTAAGCCAGGTACTTTTAATAATGTGTTGTATAGGCGGTCACTGTGGTTGCTACGGATAATGTGCATCTCACGGCTGTACTCACCTAGATCCCAGAGAATCTCCTTGCATAGCTCACGATCCTGGTGAATGGTCTGCTCATAAGCCAAAGGTGTTTTTTCACTCCAACGGCTAATGGTTTGAAAATCAATTTCATCCCCGACCACCAATACAGAATCAAACTTCTCCTTGCGTGCTAACTTGATTACATTTTTTACAGCTGCCTCGTGATGATAAGGCACTTGTAGGTCGGATATTACGAGCCAACGCTTAATCGTCATCCTCATCTGGAGTAGGAATACGTGGGATAATGCCATCATCGCCTACAACCCAATCAGGCATAGACTCTGGGCTATCCATTAGATACAACGCAACAGACTCGCTAAAGCCAGCCTTGCGTGCAGCTTTATACATTTCGTGCTTGGCAATATAAAACACTTCTAGCTTAGATAAAGGTTCTGGAGTCTTGCGAACTCTGCGCCTGTTTATCTTCTTCCGCTTGCGTGTAGTAGCCATAATAAAATTATCGCTTACTAATTAAAACAAAGAGATCATCGACACGCTGTTCTAATCGTGTTAATTGGTCTTTCATAGATGAGCCACCATTAGGGCGCAACTCATTAAGCCAGCCTTTAACTAGAAAACGTAATCCGATTAGCACGCCTGATAGCACGGCGATAACGCCTGCGCCAAAACCAGCCCATTCCGCTGGACTCATTTTTTCGGAGTTGCATACCCAAATACACCTGCTAATACTGCCCACAGAATAGAGCGGTAGTCAGCTGCAAAATTGGATGCTGCCCAAGCTGATAGAAATGCACCAGCAGTTAGAATGTAAGGATTTTTCATATTCATATTTTGCCCCCTAGTAGTGGTATATCAAACGGCCTGCCGTCTTTATCGCCTGCCTTTGTAAAACTAATGTGTATGTGTTTGGTGTGTTTGTTATAGCCCTTGTATGTACGCCATCTATAGCCCAGGATCTTGCTTGCTATCTTGCCATTATGGATCACATAAGATATGCGTTTATCGGTTTTTGCGCATTCTCTGATTTGGTCAGCCAAATAAACTGAGAGCCCCTCGGATGAATCCAGCCTAGAATCAATATCAATGGCTCGCACGCACCCTGTGTCGTCTGGGTTATGATCTGATTTTCTCGTGGAATGACGAGCATCACCGATCCACCCATCAGCTTGAGTCCTGCGATCTGGATACCAGGTAGTAACGGCATCTCTAAGCTCGACTCCTGCTGCGCATAACCACGGTTTCATTAGCTTAGAAGAAGTTTTGCTTCGTCTTCGGTAATGCCAAGTTTGTCTAGCAATGCAGCCTTAGCCTCAGCCTTTGCTGCTGCCTCTGCTTCTTCTGCCTTGCGTTGATCCTCAGCTGCTAAGCGTGCTGTCTCTAGATCAGCAACTTCTTCTGCTGTTAATTCAACAATGCTGGTTTCACCTGTTGAACAATCTACGATTACTTTTGTTGGCATTTCTTCTCCTTTGTTAAGCGTTGGATATTCCGTATAAATAAAATGATGATCCTGACTTAAAATTAGTACCATTGATTGGTGTTAGAGTAATTGAAGTTATTGCGTCAGTAATGCGAAATAAACCAGCATTTGTGTTTATGTATGTATCTGCTGTTCCTGCGCTGTTATTTTCTGCAACGCTAAAATTACCAGTAGGTTTATTTTGACTTACTGTATATGAAGGAATATAAATTTCTGCGCTTCCAAAAGTATTGGAAGTAGCAGTATCACCATCTTGCCAACCTGCTCTAATGTTTGCTGCGCTTGTTGTTCTATTGCTAACAGCCGTAGAGGCATTTCCAATTAAGGTAGTGGTTGAATAATTAGAACCAGTATTACCATTCAAAGTGTAAATAATTAATTCATTTGGTCCAGCCTCGGTTGTTCTTGCGGAATAACGCAATACCAAATCCGTATAGGTAGCAGGTATTGCCGAAAAGGTAATAGATGCTGCACTTGATGATAAAACTTCTGAATCAATTAAAGTATATGTGGTTGCCATTTTACGCCTTTAGTATTCCGTAGAGGGTGGCGGTAGTGCCTGTTAAGTAGTTAGTACCACCCGATAAAGAAAGAGAACTTATAGCAGATGTTGAACGCCATAAACCAACTTGATTACCAACATATCCTGAACCATTAGCATCTTGAGAATAAGTTGTTAGGCAGGTCTTAAATGTAGAACCTGCATAACTAAAAAAATCAAAGGTAATAAAATGTGGAATGGTTGTACTAAATGGGCGTTGGCTCAAATAAAAATAATTATCATTACTTGCCCTACCTGATGCTGCTGCGCTTCCTGAACCATCTATCCAAGTGTATGAATAGTTAGTGCCAGTATCACCATTTATATTCAATAATCCATAACCAGCCTTTGTTGTAACTAAGGTTAATCTTAAATCTGTGTAAGCAGAACTAATAGAATTAAAGTCAATGGTTGCAGCAGAACTACCCAAAGTAGTTGTAGCAATTTTCTCATATGTGGTTGCCATTAGTTATGCTCCTTTTATGCCGTAAAGGGCGAAGATTGAACCTGTACCAAATGCGCCTGATGAACAAGTAATTGTTAAAGAAGTAATTGCAGATAAACTAATGTATAAGGCTGAACGCAAATTAACTTGACCGCCACCATTAGTATCATTACCACCAAAATATCTAATAGTTTTATTTTTAGTGGTTGAAGCGTAATCGTGAAAATCAAAAATTGCAGCGGTAAAATAACTTGATGATGATGGTCTTGTTAACGCCATATTAACTCCACCTGTATATCCACCAACATTTACGCTAGAACCTAAACCATCTAACTCGTGCCGAGTATCAGGTGTTGCACCATTTGGTTGCACCCAAAATTGATAGCCAGTATTTGAAGCATCATTAGTAAATACTCTTAACTGTAATAAAGCATAGGTAGTTGGAATTGAACTTAGCGTTAATGAAGTGGCTGAACCATTGCCGCTTACACTAGCAATAGATTCGTATGAACTGGTAGAAGCCGCTACCCCGCTAGACAAACTGCCTAATACTGTATTAAGCAATTCCGCCTACCACATACCAAGTATTAGCAGCTGTCTTGATGCATACTGCTGTTTTGTATTGTGCAAGGGTTGGAGATGCTGCAACTGCGCCAGCACTTAATACTGTTGTAGTGCCAGGTGTTACTGCGCTAATTGTGCAAACACCAGCACCAATGTTTAATACTGTTAATGCGGTGCCTACTGGAAATGCCACGCTTGCATCTGTTGGGATCTTAAATGCAATAGCGGTTGCTTTGTTCATTACCTCTAACACTTGGTATGAATCTGCAAGTACAGCTGTGTAATCAGATGTGTTAGCTGTGCCTATTGTGAAGGCAACCAAAGAGTTATAGTTGGCTGCTGTTAATACATCGCCTGTTACGGCTGGTAAACCTGATGGCATTTCTACTCCTTAATAAGATAAAACGTTTTGTCCTAAGACACCGTAATCTACGTTGCCTATTATAAACCCATCTATGATCGGTTCAAGCGTGGTGAAGGTTGTTTTCCAACTATTTGGGGTGATATTTAGGCTCACTCCAAAAATCTGTAGGGTCTTTTGAATGGTTGAGCCACCTGGCTGGGTGGTCAGCACTGTGATCGGGTCAAAGAAATCAAGCTGCAAGGATGCCAGGATGCCTGCGTTGTAGTTAGGCGTGTATAGATCCAGGGTAATGGAGTCCACTCGGATGCTGGTCTCAGCTCTAGATGCCACATAAGCCAGGGCATAGTCCAGGGCTACTGCATCGGTCTGCATCATAAGGTCATTTAAGAAGTAAGAATGCAAGAAGTATTTATCGATAGAGGCTTGATTAGTTGCAACCTGTGGTGAGCCGCCTGTTCTAGATACTGTTGCCTTGTTAAATACTAAAACATCATTAAGAATCCAGGTAGCATCTTTATAAAGGATGCCTGTGCCATCATCTGCAAAGAGTGTTGGTGTGCCACCAATGGAGCTAACAGTTACCGATCTATCTTGAAATACAAAAGAGCCGCTAGCATCTACATATAGTGCGCCGTACTCGCTATTTTCTATTGTGGAAAGAGCCTGTAGTGCTGTGCGGTTAGTGCCTGGATCTGCCTGCACTGTAGTTAAACCTGTATCCACATCACGCATAGAGTTAGGCCAGTCGATCTCATCTAAGATTTGGTTAATACGTGTGCCAGTTAAGTCTCCAGCAGTTGCACCAGTAACTGTGCTGATCTGTGCGTTATTGGCTAATCTAAAGGCATCTACAGCTTGTATGGTTGTATATGCGACATCTTCTGCATCTTTAGGATATGTAGTTACATAGCTTGTAATAAAACCTTGAAAGATTGGATAAACAATGCCTAAATATGTAGCAGTAATCTGCACTTTACG